AAAGCCCATCGAACGAGTCGTTGAAGCGACCTTGGTAATCGCAACAGTACCCGTCGCGGCGGTGGCAGTCTTGAGACCAGGCGCTGCGATGGTGATTGCACCGGCAGCAACAGCGGTAACAACATACTGATTCGCGCCCGATTCGTGAGCCAGCGTAATCACGTCACCGGCACCAAGGCCAGCGGTGTAGTCAGCGGTAGCCGCAAGCGACGTGGCACCAACCGCACGAACCGCAGAGGTCAGCGTACCAGCCGAGAACGAACCAGCAGTATGGAACTTGGTTTGACCAGATTCACGAACCATCATGCCGTTGATATCGAGCAGAACGCCCTGGCGCAGGATCGAGTCATTGGCGTTGGAGGCATCGTAACCGGCTTGCTTGCCGCGAAGGTTCGCACCGGAAGCGGTGTCGAGAACGAGTTGCATGTCGGAAACCGGAGCGCCGTTATCCACGAGGATTTTGCGGGTCAGCGAAGCAGCGGTGTAGTCGCCAGCGGTCGCGAACGGAACAGTCGCAGCGGCACCGGCAGCGCGGGAAGCGTAGATATGCAGGCCGCACAGGTCGGATTCGATTTCATTCACAAGGGTGCGAATGGCCTGTTGAATCTGAGCGGCACGGATGTTTGCAGCGCCATACGAACCGGCGACGGACAAGGTTTGTTCGCCATTCCAGCGAATCGGAACGCGGCGTGCCTTGGTGATCGACAGCGTGACGTTGCCGATGGTCTGATCTCCGTCATCCGGCGTGGTAGCCGCAGGAGCGATATCACCAGCAGCGGCGGCGGGAGCAACAAAGGTGCGGATGGTTTGATCCTTGGCAGCACGTTCAGCAGCGGCGTCCATCGTGACGGCAGGGATCATGCCGACCAGTTCGCGGGAAACAACGTCCAGCGATTCGTAGATTTCAGGAATGAGATTGGTAAGGGTATTGGGCATGATAGTTCCTTGTTAGGTTATTTCGATACCAGCTTTTGAAACGCTCATTTTCTCTTTAGGAGAGAGTGCGTCGAATTCGGCTCGGGTCATTTGCTTGGTTGAACCCTTGCCCTGGCTGTTTCCATTTGCGCCTGATCCTGAAGCCTTCGCCTCAAACCAGTGCGGCGCTTTGTTCTTCATGTCGCCGAACCACTCCTTGAGCGTTAGCGGCTTGCCGTCTTTGCCGAGTACGCCTTCAGCCGCAACAGGGTTTCCGTTGTCGTCAATGACGAACATGGAACCTGCACGATATAAGGCATCTTCCACGGCGAAGTGATACAGGCCCGCCGTTCCGGCCTCTGCACGAATGCTGTTTTCGAGTACGCGCTTGCTGAATGCTTTAACCCGGTTTTCTGCAACTTCGCGGGCGGTGCGTTCGGCTTGCGTTTCAGCCTCGTAACCGGCCTTCATGCGCTCGGTTCGCTTGTTGATAACCTCGTCAATCTTTCCCGACTTGATAAGCGCGGCGTCTTCGTCTTCGGAGAATTTAGAGAGCAATGCTTTCATGGCATCAGGGTCGATACCTTCAAACCTTGCTAGCTGTTCCTTGGTCGCCTTCAGCGAGCCGAGGATTTCCGAGTTCTTGTTCTTCAATCCCGCGACTGCGGAATCAATGAGCGCCTGTACTTCGGGCGCGACGGTTGCTTGGTCGTTCTGGTCTGACATGGTTTCCCCTTGGGAGTGATTGACGGCTTAGCCGTTATTGCTTCCATCGCCTGACGATGGATGTAAAAAAGCCCCGAACCAGTTAAGGTGCGAGGCTTTGGTAATCTTTAGGCGAACGAATCCGCCACGGTTTTAGCTTAACTTAAATCTATTCCGTTTGCAATAGATCATCAATCCACAAAACATGAGGCAAAACATCTATATCCTCATAGTTGTTTTGCTTTGGTATTGGCTTTGTATAATCAACCTTTACGTTGATTTCTTCAAATGTAGGAATTACAACCGGCAATGATCTGTCATCATTTAGCCAATCTTGAAGCCGTTCAGAATAGAACAGTTTCCCGAAAACCCAAATTCGCCGAGCGTTATCAAGCAAACACGCAGTATGGCGAACGGCTTTGTCGTCCGTCACGAAAGTTGCATGATGCGAATAATCTACCATGTGATTACGTGTCCTTTTGCTAAACAATGGAGACAACATCTAACCTTGACCGGCTTTATACCTTTGATAACGTCAGCATTCCCGACGTTTGCATATATCCAGGTATTCGATCCGCAGAACGGACAGTAACGCGAAACGCTGGATAGCCTTACTCGCTTTGGCTTGGATGGCTTCTCGTTGTCGGATACTACTTTAAGCATTATTAAATTTGCTTAGGAATAATTCCTAGTGTTCGATACGCAATCGCCTCAACAAGCGTTGCATAACGACACTTACCAATTCCGTTTATTAGCAATATGCCATCAGTCTTTTTGTGTGCTCTAATATTCATTGAGTCAATCCGATGAGCCATTTCAAGCAACATGTGTTTTGCCGCTGCTTGATTAGAATCATCGTTATAAGTTAGGCATTTTGCAATGCCGCGAGCTTTGTCTGTTAATTCGCTATCGTTCATATCCCTGCCTTCCTGAAGTATTCCGCATCACGCTTGCGAAGATCATCTAGCGTCAGTTTATCACCGGCACGATTCACGAAACGATCAACCGGCATCCCTGCGCGAAAAAGTTTAGCACGTGATTGGCCGAGTACCTCATTCTGAAACTCAGCAGGCTTGGTCTTAAGCCACTCGTTATAGGTCATCTTCGCCGGAACCTGCCCGTCCATGCTTGCACGGGTGGATTCAGAAAACTCCGGCAAATCGACGCCTAGTTCCTTGAATGACTTGAGCACGTAAGAGGTAGTCGAACGGCAGTTAGGATGCGCTGGTGGTCGCGGCCCTGAGTCAATAGGATATACATTTCCATCCCTGGCTTGGCAGATTTCGGATGTTCGCCCGTCCAGGGTAGAAACCCATTTCACGCCTTTGACCAAATCGCTGTTAGCTTCTGCAAACTTCTGGCGCGTATGGTTTGCCGTGTGGCTTATTGCAGTCCTTACGACTGTCTCAGCGTTTCTACGGGTAATCTCGATGATCCCATCCTGATACTGCCTAGCCTTCGTCCCTTTGATTCTGCGAACAATATCCGCGATTGGCTGGCCTTCGACATACCCAATTCTAACGGCATCCCGAATCTTTGCGGCTTTGTCAGCTTCTAGCCCTGCCATCCATTCTGACAATAGGCGCCCTTGGAATGGCCTGGATACTGTGGCTGATACAACCTGAGCGACAGGAACGGTAGCGACTTGAAGCGTTACGGGCAGTTGATTCTGGAATAGCTGTTGCTGATAGCCGAGTTCATAGCCTACAAGGTCGGCAAGTTCGGCTTGTAGTTCTAGCCTGATCTTCTGATATGCCGCCGCGTTGATTTCACGGACTGAGGATAAAAGCGATTCAAGACGATCAACAGTAAAAGCGCCAGGAGGAAGGCGAAGCAATGCCGCTTCAAGTTTCTCGAACAGGTCTTTGTCTGTTCGGTTGAGTAGCGCGATGACCTTATAGACCACATTGTTCTGATAGCGAATCAGATCATGGGAGTGATCTATTGCCGCCGTCTGTAGGGCTTCATTTACGGTTGGCATTAGTCTATTTCCGCAAGGATCATTATTAGCGCAATGGCTTCGTCATCGTCATTTTTGGGTTGTGTCTCAATTGAGATACTCAATGTTGCTTGTGTCTCATTTTTGGCAATCTGCGAGACACTAACTATTTCAGAAACAAGATCATTGACCGGCGCAAGCTGTTCTACCTTGGCGACGATCTCCGGTTCAATCGCTTCCGGTATCGGAATGACGACATGTTCAGTCGGTTCCGGTTCATTCGCTCTGGCAATCCGCGCCAATACTTCGGATGCTTCGCGCTCAATCTCTGCAAGGCGTTCGGCTTCTAGACGAAAGCGTTCCTCGTTTCGTTCCTTGGTTAGTCTGTGCGCTTCGTGCAGATTGACGGTAACATGCGAATCAGTGCCGCCGCCTGTTGGTCGTCTTTCTTCTAGTGGTACA